CACCGCCATCTGGCCCTCCATCTTGGCGATCCGGTCGATGATGCGGACATGAGTCTCGGCGAGGGAACAGATGTGGGTCTCCAGCCTGGACTCCTGCTTGTCCATCCGGTCGAAGATGCTGTGCGCCAGGGAGTCGAACTTCTTCGACAGCGAGCGCGTGATCATGCTGCTGACCACGCCGATCGCAATCACGATGCCGACGCCGATGTGCCAGTACTCGAGAGACTTAAGTATGTTGTCAGGCTCCATAATCAACTCGTTGTTGCGTATCCGACAGGGGCCGCTGGCTCTGCTGCTTTGAACATGGCGATACTACTGAGCAGCACCGCTGCGCCAGCGGCGTTGGTACCACTTACTGCTGTATAGGTGCTACCCATCAGTCTCTCCCTTATGCGACCGCATCATTCCAACGGAATCCCAGGGTCACGCCTGTGGCCGTAAATCCATGAACATAACCCCCGTCCTCTGGGACCCAGAACTCATGCAGGCCATAGCCAACATCCGCCTCGGCAAAGAACGGCGCTGAGGCAAACTGATTGCGATTCAGGCATACAATGCCAGGGTGCGGTATTGGTACTTGACCATGAACATGAAGGGTTCCAGAGTTAACAATCCGATCGCCAGCAAGCGTGGTTTGTGCATCTAGAGTGTTTTCAAAGAGGAGCAACGGCGTGAGGGGGTGAGCCATAGCATGGTTTCCAATTGTCGATACAGCTTGCGAACCAAGAAGCCCACCAGCCCCATCAAAACCTGCAATCACCATGCCATTGCAGCGCATTGAGACTTGATAAAATCCCTCCGCCTGCCACCCGTAATCCGTTGGCTCATTGCTTGCGTTCACATGGCGGAACACCGCAATGCCTCCGGGGAGTGTCTGTTCAGACACGCCTCGACCAATCCAAAACCAGAACCACCCATCGCCTGCCGACCATGCGTAAGGCTTATTGACATTGGGCGACCCATTGGTTTGTGAGTTCATGATCACGCAGCCTGACGCATTATAGTCGCTATCAGTTAGCGCCCCAGCGCCATCAGTTCCTGTGCCCGCCTGGATAAAAAGCCGAAGCGCGTTGAAGTTCGATCCCTTGCCGTAAACAATTCGCAAGAAGATTGGCGCGTTCGTCTGGTTGGCATCGTCCATGCGCCACACCTCGAACGGGCCGCCATTGTTGAATGCGGCAGTCTCCGAATAAAGAACCGTAGCAGGGTCAAGCTGGCCGGTATCGGCAGTTTGGACTAACCCCATGGCCGTCCATAGCGCCCGCAGCTCATTAATCCAATTACGAAAGTCTGCGTCTTCCGTGCCGCTCGTACACTTGAAAAGAATTGTTCCAGTTGCGCCTGGCATGTCGTGCTCCTACGGGATCGTACCGATTGTTAATCCGATCGAAACCTGGGTGGTGCGGACTTCCAATGCAGCATCAGTCGCCTCGCAAATCAGGTTCGCAAAATACTCGCCGTCAGGGCCGTTGAACTCCAGAGTGCAGGTCGCTGATGTCGCGTTCGTCAGCGTAACATCGGCCCCGCCGGTCTGCGAAATCACATCAAGCGACCAGGCATAGGTGATCGGCGCTACACCATCCAGCGCCACGCAACTGAAGTTCTGCTGCGGGGTCTGCCCATTGTTGTAATGCGCGAACCAGCCCAGGTACGGGTTGATCTCAATCCTGAACCCAGGAACAGCGCCTGCGCCAGCAGCAGCAATGAGGCCTGGAATGATCACGGCTGGCTCGCTCCAACACCGACGGCCAGCCAACTATTCGTTGTGCTCTTCACGAGCGAGATCATACCGCCCTCCGCTATGACGATGTCATCGTTGACCACCGCCGCGCCCGCATAGAGAACGAGCTCAACACCAGCCCCACGCTGAATCGTCAGATCCGCCGCATTGGAATTGAGGATGTGAATCCAGGTCCATTGCGGGATCGCCTCGGACGCGTTGGGTGGAAGAATCATCACCGTCGGCGGCGTGACTCCGCTGGGGTAGAGCAACTTGTTCTTGTCTGCAGCCACGATGGTGTACGGGCCGCTCGTGATGCCCTTGCCATCGATGTTCACAGAGGACGATGCAGCGGCGCCGATGTCCGCTAACACCTGGGCCGGGGTCCGCTCGACGATCGTGTCACCTGGACCACCGCGCAGGAAGTTGCCATCACCCATCGAGCTCTTGCCGGTGCCGCCCTTGGTGACGGGGTTCACGCCGGTTACAGCATCGAAGGTATGGCCGTGGCCTACGGGCGAGTACACACCAGCATGAGTATGGCCAGCTTGCGCATACCGCGCGTCACCTCGTGCTTGATTGAAGTACTGTGGGTGATCATCTGCATCTTTGCCCAGCAGTGTGGCATGAACCAGCGGGATCTCACCGTCCGCAATGTAGGCCACGAGCTCGAGGTTAGCGAAGATCGCGGTGAAGGTGTCTACCGAATCGAGCACGAACACGAGATCTTTACCCGCGTCGATGAAGGTGGTCCAGGCAGAGACGTCAGCCGTATAGTACGAGGTGCCATTCACGATAGTCGGCTTGACGCCGCCGCAAATCGAGTCACCAGCAGTACCGACACCAGTACCACGGTCAACTACCCTGACATCCATGACCAGGTTGCCAGGTCCACCAAGCGTTGCAATAGTAACAGCACGGACTTCTGTATCAGCTGGGACAGGGCATATGACTGGATTTGCACTGGTAATTGAAGCACCACCAGAGACCCACGTCGCTCCACGAGTGGTACGACCGCCGCCCAAGTCAGCTGGAGGACCAGTGTCACCTTGGTCGCCCTGATCTCCTTTTTCGCCACGAGCAGATAAGACGTCCCACTCAGCAGCCAGCTCACTGGGAGTTACACCAGTACTGGAGCTGACAGCGATCCAGCTTGCACCAGCATAGCTGACGACATCTCGTTCAGCGTACGCGGTGCCGCCATCCCATTCGCCTCGCCACGTAATTCCAGGCGGGCCAGCCGGGCCTTCAGGACCAAGCGCATCGCCAACGACGACCCAGCTGGAACCATTCCAGATGTGGATGTCTGTACCGATAAGATAGGCTTCACCGATATAGCTTGCAACAGGCAAGCTCCCCACGTCTGGAAGAACGCCAGCGATTGTGAGCCCAATACCCTGTGGGCCTTCAGGACCCTGCGGACCTCTAATGTTACCAGGAGAAGACCAGGGATTGTCTACGCTGAACGAACCATCTTGCTCTTGCCATCTGGTCGAGGCATAGACGAGCTGGTCACCGACAGTAGCTGGGACGTTGACTGACCAGCCAGCAGGTGGGTATATATCTCCCGTTGGTGTGGTTGGAGGAGACGCGGCTGCACGAAAGACCCAGAGCAGTCTAGCACCCTGGCCCTGTGGACCTGTTTCACCTTGCGGACCTCTTGGACCCTGAAGCGAGGGAAGTGTAAACTCACTGATCTCCGGATCGTTATTGATCTGGAGATTCAAAGCGGTCATGGTTTCGACGTGGCCAGCAATCGGTGCAACCTCAAACCGGAACCCAGTGGCTCCAGCAGGAATTGTGATTGCGCTACGAGTGACTCGGACCGTGGCCCCAGCAGAAGCTACACCGATCAGAAACTCGTTTACAACGACACCGGAGTCATTAGCAAAAACGAGGTAGGCACCGACGCTAGCCGGGTCGCTGGTACCATAATCGGAGCAACCAATACGCGCTGCAGCTGAAATGATGTCTCCAGGTACGAGATCAATAGCCAGCAGATCTCCGTATCCCACCGGGTTCAGGAGCGCTTCAGGTTGAATGATTAATCGTGGCATTCCAAAGGCCCTCTATTGAACCTGTTCTTCCGGAGAAGGATCGAGATCCCCAGGAGGAATTGGTACAGTTGTCTGCCCCCTGAACGTAACTGTAACGTCAACGACAACTGTTGCAATCTTAGAACCGGCGTCAGTTATCGTGCATGTGAATCTAAAGACTGCTGTAACGCTTCCAGTACCAGAACCTGAGGCACGTGTTGCAGTAAAGTCGATATACGGTAAATTCTGATTGGTGGAGCGTGCAACAGATACGGCAGTCGAACCACTGAGTCTGACGCCATTATTCCAAGTGAACTGATACGGAAGAGTACCTCCAGCTCCGTATGCAGTGACACGGCCAAAGCTAGAGGTGTTCAATCCCCACGGAACCGAGTGAGTCAGTGCCGTTGGGCTTACAGTTGCGGTTAACGCCGGAGCACTTACGGCTGTCGTGATAGAAATTGGAACTTGAACCACGGCTACATTCGCATCATCATCAGTAACAGTTAGCTGTAAGACGCCAGTAAACGTGGTATTATCAGCGCCAACTCGTAGCGCCGTAGTTTCACCATCGTCATCCACAATAGTGATTCCAGTTCCGCCAGAAGCCCATTCCCATAGGTATGTATAAGGTGCGACGCCGTTGGCTAAAACAGGAGTAAGAACCTGCGTATCAATCGTGCCGCCAGCCTCATCAGAAGGTGCCGACAGCGAAACGTCCAGGCTATTAGGCTCCATAGCAACCACGAATTCGGGATTCGGATTGGGGCCCAGGCTCGAATTGAATGTGACCTGAACAGGCACATCGACCAAATACGACTGCTGCGTAAAACCGTCCAGTTGAGCAGAGTCACGAACCGTACACCGGAAGACAGCATTCAAGACGCCACCATTCACGGAATCTGGATTAACGGCTCGGAAACGCATACGGTCCGTGTTCCCTGGATCCACGTCAGACAGGGTGATATTGGGTGAACCGCTGACTTTAGACCAGGAGAAGCTACGCGGCAGTCGACCCCCAGAAGGAGTCACAACCACATAACCAGTATATGCGGCAGTCTGATCATCGAATGTGACATCCAGATCAGTCGGTCCAGCCACTGCCGTAAGCGTGCTGGGGGGCGAAGGAGTGGCAGCCAGGACCTGGATAACAACGCCGATGAACCGGATAATAGAGTTCACACCGTCGCTAGCCGTAACCTTAAGCGTACCATTATAGGTTGCTTGACCAGCCGGCACAGTCAGCGTGACATCGCGAGCGGTAGGAGTGTTGATCGTAACTCCTGTACCACCAAATTCCCACTCCCAGGACCAGGTAGTAGAGACTCCCTCGCTGTCGACAAACCCGATAGAATCAGTAGTACCACCGGCGTTAGCAATTTCTACATCAAGACTGCCGGGATTGATGAAGCCGTTAAGCCCAGTCGGCTGCCCCTCAGGAGGAGTTCCTGGCGGTAATGTCACCGAGTGCGGGCCGGCAAATGTCAGATCGGAGTAAACATTGGGCGCGTAGTCCTGACCAACAAATCGCGTTGGCGCACTCCACCCGTCAATTTCAGGATCTGTGCCGACAGAGAAACTTATCCATACGGAATCAGCGTCTGGGAACTCAGTCCAACTGGTTGCTTCCCAGGGAAGAGCTCCAACAGGCAGATCAGGAGGAGTATCAATGTCGCCTGTAGTAGGGTGAAAAGCCACGGTAACAGACGTTGGCTCAGGCAATAGAACAGGATCACCATTCTCATCAAAGCCTAGAATCTGATCTGCTCGCTCATTAGCTGGCGGAAGTACAAAACCTCCGTCCTCATATTCGGGAGTCTGAACTGAGTTGTCTACGTCACGTCGAAGCTGCTGAATCTGGAGAGCAAGATCATCCAGGGCAGTCTCATGAGCTTCTGCCGGGAACTTATCTCCTTCCACGTAGTCAGCCAACTGGAAATATGGCCGATTACGTACGATAACGATTCGATCGTCTTCAGCGGTTTCTATGCTGCCAGTCAGAGTGATCGTTCCACCTGATTCCCATGGGCCGGCAGAAACCGTGTAATCTGTGGTCAGATCCAGAGCTGTGACTACTTCATCGATGGCTCGAATATGATAGACACTTAGATCAGATTCTGCAAGAATCTTGAAGAGAAAGTTGAAGTCAACCTCCGCCCCAGTTACAAGCAGAAGATCCTGACGCGTAGTCGTAGTTAAAACGGTCATTGGACGGCCTCTTCAAAGGCTTCAAAGTTCGGCTTACCACCGCCACGAGGAACAACTCGTGATGGCGGAACCAGGAACTTCTGGTTGTTTTCACGTTGCAGTCGGGATTCCATCCTACGCAAGTACCCTGGATTTGCCATCTCCTGGATCTGATACAGAATCAGATAATCCAGCGCAGCTCGAGTATAGAACAGATTGATGAACGGCGTATTGTTGAGAACCATGCGCGTAAAGTTTGCCGCAGCATCGTCCCCATTTCTTAGACGCGTCCACAATTCACCCAGATCGCCAAACTGGCCGAACGTCGGCCCAGACAGTGTTTCAAGGAAAGATCGGCCATACCGACTGAACTCACCGAATAGGAAGTCACCGTAGATGCCAAGGCCTCCACCCTGCGCCATAGCAGCCCAGATTGTTTTAGCATTGATCTCACGTGGCTCGCGACCCTTCAAAACGTCCTTAGTAGCCATGGACAAATAGCCAAACATCGTCGTTGCGACAATGATGTGCGCTATGCCCATTATATCACCATGTCCACGCAACAGTGCATCCCGAAGTGATTTTGCGCCAGAACCGTAAACCTCTCTTCCGAGGGCTTTATGTATAACGGTAATGGGGAAGGACTTAAACTGCCAAAAGAATCGAGCAACCTCACCCATGACAGTACCTGGCACAGTACCACGATTCATAAAGGCTCTTTCCGCAGCACCAGGCATAGGCACAGCAAAGTCAGCACGGTCTACAAAGTATGCCTCAAGTTGATTCGTGAGTCTATCCCTCGTTTCACGTATGACACGCTTTTGTGCATTAGTGAGCTTGTCAGTATACCCAAGATATGACGCTAGGACGTCGTCCGTAAGACCTTCTTCCAAGGCATCGGAGGTCATGTAGAAATTATCGCCCTGCTTGGTAACTGCATGCGTGCGAAGCAGATCCCACTCTTTACCTTCAATGCCGTAAATTGATAGGATACGGCGGGTTTCTTCTGGGAGCATAGCATGCGGGGATTCTCGCAGTTCAGCCATATGGTTTGACATCATCAAGCCCACGCCAGTACGATGCGCGTCATTCCACCAGGTCATCAGATTCAGCTTAAAGAATCGCTGCTGTGTCTTAGCCATCGTACCAGGTAAATGATCCTGAGACGAGAAGCGCGACATAATCTCGCCGATCATGCCGTCAAAGCCGACACCAAGAAGGCGAGCAATCTCCTTAGTCTCCTTGTCGCCTCGACCGCGAAACAGGGATCTCAATGCATTGCCGTAAGCCTTGAATGGACTGATACCCTGGTATCGCATTTCTGCGACCTGGAAAGGAATATCAGTAAATGCGGAAATGGTGGCGCCGCCAAGCTTCGACATGTTCTGGATCATTCGAATGCCAGCGCTAATTCGTGCACGAGACAGATTGACAGGGATCCTGGTAGTCCCGTCAATCTCTTTGAAAAGATCCTGAATAGCAGTGTCACTGAGGCGGTCAAACATCTCAGGATTGTCCCGATACTTCTTTTTGTAGTGCTTCAAAAGAGTATCAAGCTGAGCAAGCGGGTTGGTGCCAAGTCCCTCCATCAGAGCAGCATTTCGCGCTGAGTGCTCAAGTCCGTAAATAATGGACTCACGTAAATTAGATGAGCCGAACTGCTCATTGTACGCGTGCCAGGAATCTGCGTCCTTGAAGTGAAGCATACGCTGCTTCGACACTTTCTTCGCTACGTTAGCAGGACCAGTAAATCCGAACATGTAGTTAGATTCATCTGCTCCCTTGAAGCGCAGATGCATACCTGATGACAAACCTAAGTATGCCCCACGCAAAAATTCATCGATATCTGCTGTGCCAAACGTCTGCTCATGATCAAGTAGAGGTAGAATAGCATCACGCCAGGCTTCGAATCCAGCACGACGAATACGAATCTGATCATGGCTCTGACGGACAATATAGCCCGGCAGTTTCTTAATCCAAGCGCCAGCATTATTCTGGCGGTCAACAGCCAGAGTCTGGTACTTGTGGACAACCGCAGCAATTTTCTTTGCAGTCGCATTGCCTGTCTTTCCAGGATCTCCGTCAGGACGCAGTTCCCAGAGTTCACGGGCAATATCGAGGTCATTGCGCCCCGAATTGAATTCGTACAACAGGCCTTCCTTATCAAGGTCGCTGACAAGGCGACCAAGATATTTGTTGGCTAGCGCTTTTCCTTTGGCATCAATTGATAGCCGAGCTTTCTTGTAAAGCTTTACAGTCCCGCCCATGAGAGCTTTGATGCCCAGAGCAGGATCGTCAAACTCATCAACAAAAGCAATGGCCTCCTTACGGCGACGAAGATTAATAATGCGGTTTCGCTTCTCGATGAGGATTGCAAGCTTGTGCTCCTTGGACCGTTGACCAAGCATAGCCAGGACCTCCTTGTCGAGGTCCTCCAAGTTCATCATCCCTTTCTTTGCTTTCGCAAAAGTATGGAGCTCATTCACAAGTTCCTTAGCCTGGGCTTCGGTGATCAGATCACCGCCCTTTGCCAAGATAACTTTTACGCAATCGTCAAATGTTGCCATGACTTAGTCCATGTTCTTCAAGACGCATCGGAAGGCACTACGCATGCCCTTATCCTCAGCCACTGCTTGTTTCTGCAGCACGCTGATTTCCTCATCAATAATCTTCAGGTCGTCAGCAATAGTTGGATCTGCTTCAACAAGGTCTGCCAGGATCTCGCTTTCGGTTTCGATATCAGTTTCAACCTTACGTTGAACAAACTCCGGGTCACCATTTTTCGGATCAAACGCATCACGATCGCTGTAAGTTGCTTCAGCGCCTAACGGATCCATATCAGCAGCAGATGCGACAGGGTCTACATTTTGCTGAATAATCTTAACAGCCTGGTGCGTAGGAATGTGCCCGATATTGTCGCCGATAACACTCACATTCAAAACGTTGTGGCCCGTCTTTGGGTCTTTCCATGCGCCAGTAACCTCCATGCGTAAACCGCGCGGAAGAATCAGTTCGACCTCACTCTCGAAACCTTTAGTTTCTAGATATGGCGCTGCAGCAGTTTGTCCTTTTGGCAGGTGAATTCGAATAACCCAGGAACCCGCTCCGCCAAAGTGGTCAGCTTTACCTTTCCAGATGCTTGTCGACGAGTATCCAGGATCTCTGTACACGTTACCCAAAGCCATGTGGACATCTTCGGGCTTAGCTCCCTTTTTTCCAAAAATCCCATCAATCGCTTTTTGCGGGATATTACCGCGATAAACGATAATTGGCTCATCAATTGTAACATGATTGAGGGTAACCTCGTCCATGTGCTTTATTTGAGCTTTTTGGTGCGCAGTAAGATCGATTGTCGGATCTTTTGCAAGGGCACGAAGCGTGTTGTTTAACCACGATGAACCGCCCTGATATGACTGCAGGGCGGCATGCTGTGCAGTAGTGATCTTTTTCTTCGTCTTAGCGATAGCCTTGGTCAGAACTTCCAGAGCATGCTGAGAAGCCAAGGCAATCTTCATGATACTCTGAAACTTTTTACCCGAGCCAATAGTCTGAATTTCCTTGGCATGCTTAAAGATCAGATCTTCACGGCGAGCCAGCAACTTAGAAATAAGAGCTCCCTGTTCAGCTTTATCCATGCCGACAGAGCTGACTAGGTAGCGAATATCGGTTTCAGAAATAGACGCAATACGTTCGAGAGCCTCTTCAAGGATCTCGTCCATCTCGTTAGGAAACTCTTTGTATAAACGATGCGCCGGACTAAGAGCCGTTTTAAACGTCGCCAGTTCATCAACAACACTGCTGAATTGATCAGGGGTCTTTTTGGCTCCCATTGCCCGAAAACCAAGTGCGCCACCTTGATCAATACGGTAAACCGTTACACCGTCAAACAGAAGATTCGTATTTGGCGGATTTCCAAAGACGTCCCAGTTCGATAGCCACATATCCATATAGAGTCCGGTCATGAAAGTCTTTCGGACTCCGGGATCTAGATCTTCGACAATGGTGTTTATGTCGATCTGCTGTGCTGTGCCGTTAGCATTTACATCTGGGTCAATATGGCGCACGAGCTCAGAACCAATTCCAACAATTTCATTGGAACTAGGATCGATCACGAGGCGCACATTTGGGACAGGAATACCAGCCATCTTGTACAGCTGGTTTGCTACGTACTCATGCTGATATCTAGCAACGGCATTCTCGCCAATGTAAATCTTTACATAATACTTTTTGCCTGTAGCCGGATCTTCCATGACCTGGCCAGCATTAGAACCGCTCCATTGGGAGTCGTTAAAACCATCAGCCAGAACCAGCTCATCGTTGTTTAGAGCTGGTTCATGCTTAACTGTGATTGAAAACGATTCCGGATCAAACGAGTCGACATCAATCGGACGAATATTACGATACTGCGCAGCCTGAGTCATTTGAGGCTCAGGAGCCGTCGGCTTTACTTGCGGAGGATTCTGGACTGTGTCCTCTAGAAACTGGATAATGGTGTCGTTCAGTTCTTTGACAGGGGTCTGAGGATTGTCGATAACCTTAGCGTTTAAGTAATCGAAGACCTTGACTATAGTCTGGGCATAACCGTCAAGGCCGCCATATGCTTCTTGCCAGTCAACCCCCATAGGCGTATGGCGATCAGCAACAGTTTCCATAACCGAAGCTATATTTTGGAAGATGTTCTGTTCGGTGTATTTAAACGCGGTAAGATATTCTGCAACAACGTCGATGAATAGGTTGATCTCCATGTCTGACTCAAACAAGCCGTCACTTTCCAGCTTATGAAGAAACATAGCTGAATTTTTACCGCGGCTCAGGCCAGATAGATGGGCTACCTTCAAAAGCGATCGAACAAAATTCAAGCGTTTTATAGGCGACATATCGCCCATAGTACGAGAGCCCTGTTTCACATTCTTGATAAGAATACCAGCAACAAGGCCTTTGAAATTAGTTTTGTTCGGCGAGGAGATATTGCTTATTTCGGCTTTTGTTAAACCCTCGACGTCATATCCGTAGTGAACAGCAATGTTCTCACCACCAGCATATGCACTTTTGTATGAGTATGCTCCACCGCTTGTGGAAGTGGGTTGTGAAAATGAATCGCCTTTTGGATCAAAACCGTAAGGAATTGGAGTCGGAAGATCTATTCCAATGTCAACGATTTCGCCATGTCGATTTATGACAGCATTGGTCATTGGGCCGGTGGGCTCTGCGACCGGTCCCGCTGGTGTAGCATCGCCACTAAAGTCAACATCAATAGGCTTCTGCTTTGGTGCATCCGTGGCTTTTACGAGGGGATCCACAGTGGTCTGCTGGCCCATGATAGCTTGGCGCACGGCTACCTTTAGAACATCTGGTTCTTTACGACGACCAAACACGTACCAGTTTGGTAAACCAGAAACTCGATCTTTAATAAAGCCGCCGCCAACCTGCAATGGGCCACCAACAACGCCACCAAAAGCAACATTGATAAATGACTGCAGTGGGCCGTATTCTGATTGCTCGTAAGTAGCTGCTCCAAGGACCAGTGGTTCTACCATAGCAGCACCAACAAGGCCCTCAACTGAACCTCGTGCCATGCGAGCTTTCATGATCCCGTGCTTAATCGCCATATTAGCGAATCGGGTTTGTCCAAATACGGGAACAAAAGCCGACGCAACGTTAATGGGATCAGCAACAGTGGTAGCCAGGGATGTTAAGAAACCAAGGGTTGCCTGAGCAGGAGTTGCCTGACTCATGACCTCCATGCGCCGCAACTCAGAAAGCTTGCGCTCATATAGAACTCGGGCAGCTTCTTCGTTTTCCCACTCAGTAAAATTCAGATGGCCAGGAATACCATAGCGCTCATTTAATTCCTGAGGGCGCTTCTTGTGGTGGATGTTCAGATCCGCATTATTGCGCAGATCATATAACTGCCAAGCACGACCAATAGAGTCGACCGGAGAATACGTCCATGCATCAGCCGCGTAAGTCTTAACCTGCTGCCATGTAGAAAAGCCCTGCTGACCAGCCAACATCTCTGCTGAACGGTTACGAGGCTTCTCTGGGAAAAATGCCGGGGCAGCCACTATCGGCGATCCTCACGTGGTGAAGGCGGAACCTCAACACCGCGTCGATAAATCTCGTCAAAGTCGCGAGTTATAACCTCTTCAGTTGGAACTTCCTGCGTCAAAGCTGCTGGGAAACTACTTGCAGGAACACGCTGTGAAGTCAGCGGGAAGCGTGTTAAGTCTTCCCAGGACAAGAAATACTGATCGCCGTTCTTGTTGACTGGTACGGGGGTTGCTCCTGCGTGGATCCAGAGTTCAACGCCCTGACCATCAGCAGAAGTAGACCAGAACCCGTAGTCAAGAACGTGATCGGAAGTAATTTTGATCTGCGAGTCAGAACCGTCAATGAAGTTCGTAATAGTCACATTGTCGAAGTACTGACTTTCGATGAAGTCCCTGTTCTCAAGCATCCCACGAAGAGCTACATTTGCCGCTTTATAGTTATACGGCTGACCGTCTTCGGTATACTTTGGAACATAATAGGTTCCCTGGATATCGTAGAAATTTTCGAACGCGTTTTCAAAGACGTAGTTAACTGCGTCTTGAGGTGTCTCCAAGCCAGTAGTGCCGCGGTTAGCATACAAGATAGCAGCTGTTCTGGCTACTAAATTAGTAATCGCGCCAAGTTGGTTAGTGGCTACGATTCCAGAATTCGCATCAACAAACGGTTGCATGACGGCACGAGTCTGAACTTCAAAGTCAGACATCGGTGCGCCTTCACCAGCAGAACCCAAGAGTGTACGGAGCTCGGTATCATCGACCTTCATGGCTTGGATGAACGTATTTGCCATCTTCTGGCCAGACGGATGCGGTTGAGCCGCTGTTTGATACACAAACATTGTTTGTGGATTCAGTCCAGCACCAACCAATTCACCAAGGGCTCGATGGAAATATGGACCGTAATCCTGCTCCATTTCAGCAAGCAAGACAATTGCCCCATCTGGCTCTAATTGCTCAATAGCTTCGACTATATCCCCAGCCTGATCATTTGTCAGGATTCTGCGATTATAGCGTGGAATTTCAGCTTCTTCCTGAAGAGCTAAAGCTGCTTCATAAGCTTTTTGCGGATCCTCACCTGCCAGCGTATTGATGTCTGGACGTGCTTGACGAGCCCACGCAGCAGGATCTTCATCTTGAAGTTGGATATTTGCCATGAAGGCTTGCTGTGCTGCACGGTACAGCTCTGCCTGATCCGCATGACCTGGCTGCCCTGGAGTTGGGCGCAAACTATTGACGTAAGCCATGCCATCGCGAGCAGACATTGGAAGCAGCTTTTGCGAAGCCGTATGAACCTTGCCTGCAAATTGTCGATTACGCAGGTACTCACGGTGCGCGATCTCAGCTTTTTCTGGATTATCTGGATAAGCAGCGTCAAACTGGGATCTTGGAATCATAGACCCAGAACCAGACGTGCTAACAGAAGAGACGTCGTCTTCTACCGCGCGCTGTAGTTCATACTGCGCAATAGCATTGTTCTGCTTTTTCTGGGTCTGCACTGAATCCAGATAACGGTCTTTCTGTTCCGGCGTAATGTGCTGGTCCCAGTAGCCGTCACGCAGCTGCTTTTCCAAGACATCCGGATAATCTTCCAGGGAACCCTCAATGGCGGCAATAGCCAGCTCATTGGCAACATCGGCCTTAAGCTTATCCTTTGTGTTGCCGTCCAACTGCATAGCATCAATGGCAGCCATCTGCTCATCGAAGATGCTTGAAAATTCCTCTGGCGCCTCACGGAGATGGTTACCGTTTAAGCGAGCCCCATCAAGGATATCTGCCTGGCGCTTACCGACACGAGCCATAGCCTCATAGTCGATAGTTTTACCAACTATAGAAGGCCGGTAGGAGTCCAGGGATTCTTGGAGGTAGCGTTTTGCACGATCATTTGGCGCACGAGACATGATCTCGTTTGCGTCGTCCTCAAACTGAGTCGTAAACTCTTCGCTAAACCCCTCAGCGCCAGGAGGAGTTTTTTCACGCATTTCATGGAACCGCTCCATTTGGCGGATCCGGAGTTCGCTCATCTCCTTAGTAACAAACGAACGAGCTTCCTCTTCTTCACGCTTCACAGCAACGCCGTAAACGTTACGAGCAGCATCAGACATTCCTGCGCCAAGGCTTTGCAGGCCCTGCGCAACACCATCGCGTCCAGAGCGGAAAGCACCGCTAAAGCTTACGAAGCTTGGATCATATTGTGGGATTTTGGCCATATGTTTATCCGAACTTCATTCCGTAAGCCTGGCCAGCAGTACTGAGAAGAGTACCAGCAGCGCCTAAATATCCAGCGGTAGCCATCGCTTTGCCCTCGGCACGCAAAGCGGAAGCACGTTCTTTTCCTAGGAACTGGGTCACCAAGGCTTCGCGTTCGCCCTTAATCGCAGTATCCAACATTACATCGTAGCTGGAACCCTGAGAACTGACAACGCCTGATTTCGAATAACCAGCACGCTGACGGCCGAGAAGCCTTTGATTATTAATTCTCTGGATCTGGGAGTTATAGTCTGCTTCCATCTTAGCAAATGCAGCATTGCGGTAGGCCGCCTTTTTAGAGGCTTTACCTTGTTTTGCCTGGCCGACAGCGCTCATTGCGCCGCCAGCTACAGCCATACCAACAGCTACTTCGATACCCACGACCAGCTCCAGAAGTCTTCTTGATTGGGTCCGTATTGCTTCATTGTACTCTCTTTCCTAAGACCGAGGAACTTGAGCCAACGCTCAGCAATATCATCTCCGATCATTGATACCGTTTGAATTCTGTGGTAATCTCCGGAAATCTGAACGGCTCCCAGCATTTTCTTAATTCGTCGTGCGACTCGAAAACCTGCTTGCTCGAACAGGGGTGTTCTTGAAAGGAACACATCTCCGACACCTTCCCAACGTTTTACAATCCCGAAAATACCCGAGATCTCGTCATCAACAAGCACTGTCCAAGTCATTGCATAGCACGGCCAGGGTTCAACCCCTTCAGGCGTAGTGAAATACGGACTGTACTCCTCGGGGTATTGGGAATACAGGTATTCAAGGTGCCATTTCTCGAAGTCGATTATTCTGACGTGAAGATCACGCCGATAGCGCGTATCGTAAGCGGTAGCGGCCATGGCTGTACAACCTGTGGGCAAATCTTAGTATCAGTGTGCCAGTCAAACAGTGCTTCAATTGTTCCGTCGTATAGACTCACCGGGTTATCTGTGGGATTGAACGAAGATCTGACTGCCGGGATATCTTCTCGTCCGTCCTCGTACCTGATCTTGATCGCATTGGACTGGTACAAGTCGACGTAAACCTTGTCAACAGTACGCTCATCGTACTGGGTATAGCCGATCTCACTAACGATGTCGATTGGCAACATTTTAACCACGGCTTCATTGTTAATTCCAACGTGGACAACTTCGCCGGTAAAGTCCAAGGCAATTTGCCCGCCATTAACCGTGACATTTGGGTGTGTCGCTCCGTTTACTAGGACATCGACATTATATGACTCTAGGTGAGATAACCCAGCAATTAATGTCGTTGCCTCTCCGTTGTAAGAGATACCACAATCAACATAGTAGGAGTCCTCTTGAGACACAGTACTAGAGGGCTCAAAGATTCGTCCCATATATTCAACGTATAGGACATCTGTACCATCGATTGTGCGTTCAACAACCATCCAGACTTCGTCGCAGTCGTCATTGGGGATAGCTGTAATGGATCTTACTTTACCCCCAACGTCGTGGCTATGCCAAGCGAGAAGTTCGCTCTCTTCAGAGATTGAGAGGCCGAGGAGTTCGCCTTCAGCCGTTGCTGCCCAAACAAGGGGATATGGCTCGTGTGCGTATGTCCAATGCTCAACACCATTTCTGAGAAGATGTTCAGCTTGAAATGAAATATCTGGGGCAATATATCCGTCAGTCCCATAGTTATACGCGATCTGGCGGACCATTCGACCGGTTCTTGATACAAAAAGATGTGAATTCTGGACCCCCAGCGGTTCCATCTTTCTGGCACCATGTGCTCCCTGGCGCTTGGCGTTTACGGAGATAGGCGTGATCGCACTGTAACGATCAGAGCCACTTACTGCATAGATTGCATCTTCTGTTCCAACGAGTAAGGCGTCCTGGGCCGCAAACCATAGGGGGCCATCCAGGGATCCGGACGCCACCACGTACGTGTAAGCATTAGCTTCAGTCACCGTGCCATCGTGTTCAGATGGTGACATGTTGATGAAGTCGTCAGGAACAGAACCGGCAATCTTTACAAGGCCACCGCTGGTGTAACCAAACACCAAGCGTTCCTCGTAGAAGTCTACCGTGCTTGGATAACCGGTCTGGCTATTCCATTCAGAGAATCGCCAGATATTTGTCTGGCCGTCATTGATAAGCGGAAATTCTTGCTTAAATGTGACGTCAACAGATGCAATAGTATTGAACGCAGTGATTTTACCGGACGCCCAATAATATTCAAGGGGGAGACCACCACCGGGATCTACAGCGCGAAGTAACCTGATCTGACGACCAACATCATCGGCAACAAAAATACCTGGATTAGAAGTAACCTGAACAGCAACACCAGCAGAACTAGGTGTCATTGTTACACTAGCAGTTGCTCCAGTCCCGTCTTTATCGTTCTCAGGAAAGAATGGGCCGTCATAAAACTCGATGTCAACCAGCGTCCAAGTTACGTCATCAGTGCGGATCAAACGCTTTGGCGGATGATTCTTATGCACCAAGTACATCACGTTTCCGGATTGTACGTAATCAATATCGTGGATCTCGTCTTCACCATACGGAGAGACGATTTCTACTGGAACTCCGCCGTCAAAGATTTGAGTTCCTCCACGAATATAGAAACGCATATATCCGCCACTGAGGTCTTCACCGATCTCAACAACTCGCGCAATACCCTTAGAGACAACGAACGGAATGAGTCTAACGTTACGGGAGACGTCAGTCTCTTTTGCTGCCGCAACAAATCTGGTACCAGGGCGCCGAGCAAGGATATTGTTCGGCAGCACAACCATGTTATGCAGCTTGAATAAACCACGGCGGTAGATGTTGGAGTCTACCTTAGAGTGCAGGTATGGACTAACCTCCCCGCTTCCAAAATCGGATTGAATCTGCTTTAGTCTAGGCACGGGACTCTAGCCACTGATTATCAATTGGCTTTTCTGGAGTCCCCTCTTGTGCGTCTACAGACTTAGCGTGGCGGAGATAGAGCCGGAAGATTTCCAGCAAATCGATAGCGGTCTTACGGTCGCCCTGGATTCCTGGAGCAATGAGGTGAGCCAGATAAGCCGACAGGCATTGAACGAACAGGGGATCAAACAGGGTGGTTTCAGTAACCTTCGAGGTGTACTGGATCTTAATTGAATTTAGATCGGTGAGAAGAAATCGACCCTGTACTTCCCACCGCTCCCGCTTGTTTGATGCATCGTAAAACACATCATCGTCGGTCATGATGACCTTGAGGCAATCAGGCGGGAGAGCGTATTTGTACTCGTATTTGAATTCCGGGCCGGCTGTTTCTGCCGACAAGGATCTCATCTTTTGAGCAAAGCGCCACGGATGGGAGCGAAGAACGGCGTCACGAGCTTGGTCGTAAAAGTAATTCCCGAGTCGACCGGCCTTTTCGTTCTCCAGATTAGATAAAATCAGATTCTGGCCCAAAAGGACCAAAGCCTGATTAATGACAGAAGTCTTCGATGTCGCCATGGCAAAAGAGGGGGACCCCCGTTAGGAGGTCCCCCAAGCCGCCTAGTCGATCACGTAGCGGAGGTCGACGACGATATCACCAGAGCCCGTCGGTTCAGTGATGAACGTCATGCAGAGATCGATCTGACCACCGGGGTCCTCAGTGTAACCGAGGAGTTCCCACAGGCGAAGGCCATAGTTTGCCAGGTCAACCTGCTCCAGGACGAGCGCACTGCCCGCCGAAGAGAGGTTGATGGCGTCAGCCAGCCCGTTCGGGTCATTCGCGTCTCCGACATCGACGTCCGTAAGGCCCGTGATGCCATCGTGATAGATCGTGCTGTCCGGGAGAATCCGGCACGCGGACGGAAGCCGCGCGAAAAACAGACGATCATTGATGGCGTCAGTAGCACCCACGACCGAGTAGGAGTCGAATAGACTCCGAACACGGCCATGATTGTGCAGGACCTCAACGAGTTCACCGTTGTTGACGAGCGCGTCATAGTTAGTTGCGTAACGATCAGCCATGACTGCTCTCCATTAGATGCCGTTGGGGTCGCGCAGGACTGCCGGATCAGCCTTGATCTCGATCACGCGCTTTTCTTCCATGCGCACGGCGTCGAACGAAGCCGAGACGTACACCTGGATAGAGTTCCGCTTGTCACGCCGCGGACCGATGTCCGTGACGATATCCTGGCCCATGGCCAGAAGCAGACCACTGCGTTCCCAGCAAGGCAGGCGACGATAACCGTCACCGTCAGTCTTGATCCGCTCGCAATGGACGAAAGTGAAGCCCATGAACGAGTTGATCTCACCTGCGACCAGAGCGCGGACCGTGTTGTAGTCAGCGCTGGTGGTTTCCTTGTTGGTGAGCAGAGCGTGGAGATCGTCGGCAGTCACGGCGATGTACAGCTGGGCGTCTTCTTCGATTTCAGCCTTGCCGAACAGTGCGCGTGCGCGACGGAGTTTACCGATGGTCAGACCCGAATTTGCAGCAGCACCGGTTTCGACGTAGTCGACTCCAACCTGCTGAGACGCCGGGAAGGTAACCGCAGCGGTTCCCTTCTTACCAGTCCATGCGGTACCGAAAGCCGCTTCCAGGATTACGTCGTCTTTCCTGCGGCCCATGGCCCAGACGGCGTTCATCGTGTACGCGGAGGTGGGATCGGCCAGAAGCCGAATCTTGTCACGGTTATCGATGAGGTCGGCCCAGTCGAAATCCCGCAGCCCAGCACGCCGACGATCATGAGGCGTATGGATGAGCGGGGTATCACTGTGCCTGGTGGTGACCTCCTGGGCCTCAGTTGCACCGATGCGATCGTAGAAGTCGTACTCCGCCGACTGCATCTCGGTGCGAACATAAGGCGCCAGTTTCGATCCCCGCTGCTGAAGCAGCATCGTCAAGTTCGAGCGATACGTCTCGACGAAGTGGGTGGGGATTTGGAACGACATTTAGTCAGTCCTCCAGGTTATTGAAACTAACAACAGCCCTTCGGACAGACTACCCGGTATCCGGATCCGCCCTAGCCTTAACGATAGCCAGCGCCCTATCTCATGGGTTAGTCGGACCCGGTGGGCTCCCCGACATTGAGATCCATTCTAGCACGTACTATTGAGGCTGTACATACCCTGGGTAAGCTTTGGCAGCCAGGGTGTTATAGCGCTCAACAGCCATATGGTGGTTGGGGTGCTCAGGACGCAGATACTGTTCCATGAAGCCCTGGTCGTTGCGAAGACGTTCAATTTCCGCACGCGCACTTTCAGGCGTTGCACCACCGAAACCAGAACCGCCAGTACCACCAGTATCCGGACTGGCTTCTGCCATCTTTTGGCCAATCTCATAGAACATCTTCACCAGGACAGGATCGTTACCTAGACCCGACTCTTCGATGTACTTCACCTGGTCTTCAGAAGCGAACTTCTTGAAAGCACGAGAAGCAATATCGACGCGAGTTTGGAAATCATCGCCCCAGTCGTTCTTCAGCTCATTGACCGCGGTTTCGCGTGTCTTCTTGGCAGCTTCCTGCTGAGCGGTGAATTCGCCAACAACGAAGTCGTTGTACTGCTTGTAGAGCGTCTGAGCCTGCTTCTTAGTCAGGCCAGCCTGGTGGAACATGTCCAGGATTTTCTTCTGAGCTTCCTCATTAGGCTGTACGTCTTCTGGAAACTCATATTCAAGGCCGTAAGCTTCCGGCTTGTCTGGACGACCGATCTGGTTGAAGAACTTGCCCCAGTCCTCGTCAGTCCAGGACTCCTGCGGCTTCAGGATCTTGTCGGCGCCGATGAGTTTTTGCTGCTCGACATGGCTCTTGACGAGTCCGCCGATATCCTTGTAGGGCTGCAAGGCCGGGTGTTCGCGATACTCCTCAGGAATGAGCGAACGGAAGTCACTGCCGCCCTCGCCTCCACCCTGCGGATTTTCGCCACCAGCAGGCGCTCCTCCTTCTCCACCGTCAGTCAACGCGCTCTGAAATCTTGAGCCGATCAGTCGAACGTGCATAATGTTCCTCCGCCATCTTCCTAATTGCTTCGTCGTCGCCGTGCACCATACGCAAGATACTCAGGACAAGTCGCCTGGCTCCTTCGCGATGCGCAGTTTCAACGGGATCTCCCCGCACGTAGGTTGGTACGAATACGTAGCCAACCTCGCACAGATGTTTTAGAACCTCGGAACCAGGATCGCCACTAAAGGCTTCCTGGTAGACTCTCTTGAGTCTGATTCGATCAAGCAGCCCCACCCTGGCCTCCCTGTAGCAGCTTCAATGCAGGAGCTGCCTTGTTCATGTTCTCAGCCTCCTGGGCCGCACGAGCTTGTTCATCTCGTTCTTGGCGCAGTTGAGCCACAACCTCAGGCGGAAGCAAAAGCTGTACAGGGGCATCGAGGAGGCTATGGACCCAACGGAATGCGCCGTCAGCATCCAGGTTATCGAAGATCTCAGGCTTGATACTAGCCATGGGAGCCATGGACTCAAACAGCCTAGAAACAGTAAACAGTTGCACCATCTTCTGAGCTTGATGTGCTGGGGAGGTGTAATTAATACGTACACCATTCAGCGCTTCAGGAGGAGCTGGAATTCGGCCGCTGCGTACCAGCACTTTCAAGGTGCGATCGATAAGCGGACCAAGGAACTCATGCTGCAGACGAGAGATCATCGGAGTAATCGTCCTTAGCGTGTCCTCACGGCGCTGCAGCACCTCAGTCGCAGTCATCTCCTTGTTTAGCTTCGGTAGCTGGAAGATATCAACGTAGAATGTCTTCAGGATCTGCTCACGTTCGTCAGCAAGCGTTTGCTCACTCACGTCCGCACGGTAATACTGAGGATTGACGATCGGCTCAATGCGACCGTCCATGCCAGCTTCGTAGTAGTTCAGCGCGCCGGGCGACATATCGATCGGCATCATGAACCCTTGGTCGGGCATCTGCAACGGCGGATCAACGGACTTCTGACGAGCCTTGATCGTCGTCCGCTTGATCTCATTGACCATCTTGATCGTGGGCAGAGCGGCCATGGTGGGTGAACGTCCATACGTTTCACCACTGACCTTGAACCATCGACCGGTGGCTACAGGCATTTCCTGGTAGCCGCTTTCTTCGAGGATGTGCCGCTTGCTCGGGATGAAGTAGACACTGGCCACTGGCATGTTCTGAGGATCGACACGCCCGTGGTCACGCTGATTACGGGGATAGATCGCGTGGGCGATTTCTACCTCATCATTCGGCTTTTTACCTACTGCTTCCTGATAATCCTGTGGAAGGTTCTCCATACCGAACCGACCAGCAAGCTGCATGTACGTCCGTCGATAACACCGCCAGATCTTTACGACTTGACCGTCATACGCCTCTTCTATATAGACGTTATCAAGGTGCCACGAGTGATACCTTACACCCAAGCGTGGGTCGTCCTCAGTAAATACCGCGCAGGTACCAAAACCGCCGATATCGAGGAAAGCCTCGTGGAGAGCGGAACCGAAACCTGTATGAGGAGGCTGGAAGGCAAAATCGTAAAGACCCTGGGTCGCGAGCTGCAACCACTCCTGAACGCCACGATCCTGTTCCAGCATGGAGTTGGGAGCTCGGAGATTGAACCAGGGTTGCGTGGGCGAAGTCACATAGGTGAACAGCGCCGAGGCGAACTGACCGAGGGCCCAGGGTGCGGTAGTATCGAGGATCTTCTGATGCCGAGTGCGGCCAGGGGATGTTTCAGTGGCGAAGTCCCCTCGATCTGGCAACGCGTAGTCCGCACAGTCCTGCCACAAGGACTCCCAAGTGAGCCGCGAGGATTTTGCTCTCTGGAGGCCCTCGGTCAGTTCTTTAATCGAAGCAGCCATGGTTGTTACCGCATCTTGGTGATTGTGTTTTCACGCGGGAAAGAATAGTTCCCTCCGCGTGCAGTAGGAGCGGGGGTCCCAGTAGAAACAAATGGACGGAAATAGGCCCCTGAGCCCATAGTTCCTCCGCCATATGCAGACAGGGATCCTGAGAGCATAGCAGTCGCCATGCGACCTTCGCGCTTGCGGTTGGCTGGCTTGTACGGATCGTGTTGTGCGCGACCATCGAGCCCCTTAACCCGATTAGCCATCATAGCAGTAGATACGAGATTGCCCATTAGTAATGCCTCTGCAAACGAGCTGCTTCCCTACGGCCCTTTGGGTTACGGGAGTGGGGCTGGAATTCATTGTACTCTGATAAGGTACTACGCGGTAAATTGTCGTTACGCTCCCGTAGCATCCACCGAATATTCAGAGCAAGCATACGGAAAGCGTCCGCGGGATGGCTAGTCCAATCATGAACTGGCGACGACTTGTACACCTTGTTCAGATCGTCGTACTCTTTGCGATACTGCTTAAGAGCCTCGAGCCCGTAATCGCACTTCTTCTCGTCAAACCAACAGAGCGGCAGCATTGCACGAACGGCTTGGATGCCATCTGACACGGTTAGCTTCGGGGTAACCGTAAAGTTTAAGCCCAATTTCCTAGCATATTCGATACGTGAGCGGCCGGTACTCAGATCTCGGACCTTGATATCATGCGGTGCAAAATGCTTCCCGTATTTGTATGGCTTCTCGGACAGATACTTGGCATAGTACTCCAAGCCCTCACCGGAATTCGTGTGGAAGTCGATCAGCCGTATCTCACGCGGTGGAGCCACTTGAGCAAACCAGATCGAGGTTTGATCGTTGATGCCGAGATCCCACGCTGTGTGCACATCAAGCGCCGGATCGTACGGCACTGTCTTAATCCGGTCTTCTTGTTGTGCAAGTGCCAGCTGCTCGCCATAATACGCACCACTCAACGGAGCTTCAAAGGAACAGAAGAATTCCTGCTGGATTAGCTCTTCAGGCATTCCAGCTTCGCGCTCGTCTTCCACGGCCTCCATCGAGATGGCCTGGGTATCTGGCACGGACAGGGTTTGTGAGAACCACCTGTCAGACTTTTGCGCGGTCTTAAGGAGATCGTAACCGTGGTTGTGGCCACGTGGCGTATAAATAAAGCACGCCCACCCACCGTTCTCTGCGAGGATAGGCCGGATGAGGTCCCAGGCCCGAGGGTCCATCAGAGACCACTCCGAAAATATACAGCCGACGGGATTGGATCCGACCAAGCGGTCAATGTTATCCGTGCCGACAACCTGGTAGATCGAATCATTGGCCAATTCAACCAGCATCTCGGTGCCGTGCTTACGTTTGACCAGGGGCTCGGGGAAGTGATCGAGGAACTTGCGACCAGTCCTGGTCATTCCCTCCCACGCGATCTTACGTCCCTGGTTATACGTCGGAAATAGATGCCAATAGAGACCGACCCGTTCGAACGCTCTTGTGGCGCAGAGGTTGATACTGAACAGATCCTTGCCTGCGCGTCTATGCCAGACTAACGCGGCTCTCTTGCCTCCGTTCTCAAAGTACTGCCACGCAGGTAACTGGTACCCACGCGGTCGCCACTGATACGGGAGCTGAATGGCGCCCATTACGCTTCGGGGATCTGGTCCATCGAATCAGGGTCTTCATCGCCGTACTTCACGATTTGCACGCGGCCGTCAAAGCCCACATTACCCCGGACCTCGATCGACTTGAGCTTGGGCGCAGTGTACTGCAAGAGCTCCTTGGCAATACCGATCTGGTCCTTGGGGTCGATAGCCGGGTCCGTAGCCATCCGAATTAGATGGGCAATGGGATCGTACTCCATAGCGTTGAGAGCCGCCTGCACCGCATTGGGCGACGTCCCTACGAGGCCAGGGGGTTTCGAAGCTCGGGCCATGGACAGGGTCTCCTTGATGGTATGGGTTGATAGTAACATGGTCGCATCTACCCGTAAACCCCTCCGGAACCCCAAAATTCTAGAGTGGCTTGGTGCATATGTTCGCGCGCACGCACGCTGGCCCCCGGGCCCAGGCCACCTAGGTCGCGACCACTGGGCAAAATCAATGTTGAGTGCACGCACGCGCACACACGCACACGCGCGGGGGAACCGGAGATGAGAATGGTTATCATTGTGATTCTCGATCTCATCCTGTGCGTAAATGAGAACGATAATCATTGTCATCGTCACTTGCATCTGAACACATGAAGTCCATGTCATGAATCGTGGATCATGAACCGTTATTCGCTAGATGTTAATCATGACCGAGAATTCGTGAGCTCGAATGATTGAATCTGATTAGATCATAATGATTATCATTCCTATCCGTGAGGTAGTACTGTATAAAAGCGCATAGGTATATGTACCTATATACAAACACCGTTTAACTGTTTATTATGTATCCATGATCGCATGGTGCGGTCATATAGAAAGGAGAACCATCATGGCGAAGTCCGCTGTTGAGTTCCTCCAGGGTCTTGGCGTCGAACTGGCAGACGAAGTCTGTGAGACGATCAACGAGAACCTGAAGGTGAAGTCGAAGAAGCGTGAGACTGTCCTGGTCCAGCGTACGGACAAGGAAGTGGAAGACAAGCTCGCTCCTCAGGCGAAGATTATCCTGGGCGTTGTGCCGGATGATGAGCCGATCAGTTTGGAGCAGTGGGGCGAACTGGCTGCTGAAGCCGGACTGCAGACGAAGCAGACGCCTGAGCGAATCTGTGCGTATTATCGCAAGACGCTGATCGACAACGGCTACTTGGCGACCTGCTAAGAGCTACGGGGGAGTCGCACCAAGCGGCTCCCCCTTTCTTTTATACGTATGCACGCGTACGCGTGTAGGAGTGTACCTGTGTCAGTATCTGAACGAGATTTTGCCATACATGTGGCGAATAGACTTGTGGGACCACGTTTCCGGTGCTCAATTGAACCTGAGGATTCCAGGGTGAATATGCGTGGTGTAGACCTGTGTGTTGTGCGTGTCATGGAGGATATGTCGCAACGTGAGATTCTGTTCGAAGACAGGGATAGTGGCATTGCCATTGAAGATCCGCGTGTGTCTACATGTGGGCGCTTCATGGTGAACCCATTCGACCATTACGGAATCGGCTGGATTGAGTATACCACAGATGTGCGGCAACGCATCTCGCAAGCATTTCCAGAGCTCGTATAGGAGGTCTCATGAAGCCGTATTTCCATTCGCTGCGCAAGACTGTGACGGTCTCAGCGTCGGTCAAGGATTTCTCACCGGCTGATCGTCTTGAGTTGATGGCAGAAATCATGCGGTCGTTTGATATAGAGCGCTTACCTGAGGACCATACAGCTCTAGGTGCTGCTAGAGTCGTGTACGATCATTGCCGTGTGAAAGCCAGGGAACAAGACACGCAGAAGGCAGAGGTAACTCGTCTGCGACTGCGCGGAGGTCCTGACTGGGACCGTAAGTAGTCCAGGGATCTCTTCGAGGGGGAGTGTGGATCTCTGTGTCCCGCTCCCCCTTATTATACCTATTCTGCTCATAAACAAACATCCCTGTTTAAAGCCCGGGGTCCTCGGCGCATGCCAACCGGTACCCTCCCCTGGATGCAAGCCTGTGTCCAACGCATACTAATTGATGCACCTGAAATAATTTACTTCGAAAGAATTGGGCATGGTATTGGGGTATGCACCTATGCCAATACCACCTAATACCAGGTGGTATCAAAAGTTATAACTTAGGAAATCAATCTTGAATTCTTTTTCTAAGCCCTTGATTATTGGTATTGGCGCCTGGCATATTCAATACTCCTCAATTACACCTAAGTTATTGATTTCTAAGACCTGGTATTGGGGTATTGGGGGTATTGGACTCTTTTGTCCAAATTTTTTTTTTTTGAAATTTATTCTATCTAATACCTCAATACCCACACTATACTTAGGGTATTTTATCTGTAAAATAGCAACAAAAACAGCTCATAGAACATATGTACCTGGTGGTCTGACCGGTATATAATGATCACATGCACGTGCATAGGGGTACGTGCACATTAATAGAAAGGAGACCCTGTTCAATGAACAAGCAAAAGATGCATGGCATCATCATGTCCGCGGTCCACGGCACGTTCGGCGAGGTCCGAGCTGAATTGGGCGGATGCGCTACGTGGGAAGAGCTGAACGACTTCATGAGAGAGTCGTCGATCATCGCAGGCCAAGGTGCACAGCGAGTTGATCACTCCAAGCAGGGGATCAAGATCCTCCGCTTGCTGTCCCTCGTCAGTGTAGACGGCAATACTGACGACGAAATGGCTCGGATCATGACCCGCATCGTCGACACCATCGCGAAGGCCGATATTCACCGCTGGCTGACTCGTCGCTATTTCGAGATCAACGCATCCTGGGATCCCAGGACCGAGTTCGGCATGGTGAAGGACATGATGCTCGATGCTCTCAACGAGCGCGTTGTCGAAGACACCAAGATGTACGGCGAAGATTTCGCTAAGGCGATCTTTAAGGAGGAAAGCGATGGCTGATATCGACGATAACGAACCAGTCGATCTTCACGGTCACAATTTCACGGATGAGGAGCGTCGGCAACGGCGCACTCATGTCGTGGTGACCTACAACCACAACGGTCAGTTGGAAGTTCTGAGGTATCCCTCGGTCGGTATGGCCAAGGCGATCTTCATGGACCACAACGTAATCTACCAGTGTCCAGAGGACTTCCACAGAGGCATGAGCATTGCTCAGTTACGAGCCCTGTACAAACGGATGACTCCTGACAAGGACCATCGTACACTGGACCGACTTCAGTCAAAGCACCATCTCTCCTGTTTGGTATGGGTTGCGGCTAATGAGTATGCGAAGCCGTTTAATCCCAGATCCCGGGCACCCAAGCCTGGTACCAAGAAATACGAAACACGGCGAGACCGCATCAGAGTCTCCCTCGAATTGCGTGATGCCACGTCTTCGAAGAACTTCACGCACTCGCTGTACCAACGGTACGTCAAGTTGCCTGCTCAGGCGAAAGTAATCATCCAGTATCTCATGGAAAATACTGCCGAGGGCAATAAGTATACGTGGCAGCAGATCGAGCAACTGATCGTCCAGGCGCATGACGAAGATGTGCTTCAGACGAGACAAGAGCCGGTGCGGATCTTCAAGTATTACAAAAAGCGCTTGGTTGACGATTGCCTTTTGGAGGTTCTCGATGAAGACGAGGCAGACATCAGTTAAGGTCACGGTTAATTTGCATGTTGAGGTCCCAGATCATTGGGATCAGCAGCAGGTAGAAGAAGCCACTGAGAATACGGTTTTTGACGCACTGGATGATAAGAGAGTCCAGCTTCGTAATATCCCGACATTTCGCGAAGTATTCGATGATTACGCGATGCTGGTATCCTGGTATATCGAACACAGTGAGGAACAAGACGATGAAGCTTAAGCAGCTCAACCCCAACAAGAAGATGGCTATCATGAGCCCGGATCCTATGCATCCTGGCCGCCTTTACTTGCGCACGGAAGAAGACGGCGAGGGCATTTGGTATTATGCCGACTGGAAGAAATGCAGCCCTGAAGAAGTCGCCTCGCACAGGGATGACAATGGAGACATCATTGTCGGTCTTGAGCTCGCCTGGCTGAGGGGGACTCGTTGATGGAGCAGCGCGATGCCTAAGACGCTATCAGGATTTCGATACAGCAAAGAGATTGACTATCTCCCAGGCTGTCCACTCGAGCTGCATGATCCTCCGGTATCAGACGATAAGTATGGCTTGATCTACGAGTATCTGCCGTATGATGCGCTATATCCTTGGCGTATGCTCATTGCCTGTGCGTGCTCGCTACGTACGACGCGTAGGCGATTGATCCCTGTCTTGCGGCGCATTTACTTCAACTATCCAGATCCCTTTTCCTTGGCTTGTGCTAACCGTAGTGATATCGAGTTCCTGCTCGCACCAATTGGTAGTCAGGCAGCAAGAGCCATGCGGATTCAAAGGATGAGCTACCACTGGGTTGAGATCCGTAAAAAACACGGTCTCGATCACCTAGGCCCACATAGAGGCCAGCGCAAGGTCCGAGGTCACCCGATCAAGTTCTATCAGCACTTGCCTGGTGTCGATGATTACGGGCAAGAGTGCATCAAGATATTCGTAAACGGCGATTTGTCATTTGAACCCAAGGACCCCGATCTGCAAAAGTATGTTACGTGGGCACGTGACTATTATAAGGACTACCTTACTCATGAGATTTTCCAGAGACGACTGCAAGGTATTACTGTCGATTCTGCTGATTCCAACCATAGTGGCACTGCTGATGGCAATAGTCATCGTAATAAGTAACTAACGACTCAAAAGGGTTTACCTGGAAACATTAACAGTGTACTATGTATCCCAACACCATCACGGTGTTTTTCAACCAACGTAGAAAGGAGTTATCGCTCATGGCGACGAAGAAGACGAGCAAGGTCGAGAAGGCCGAGGCCCCCGAAGCTGGTGCCGAAGCCACCACCAAGACCAAGACGCCCAAGGGTCCCAAGACCCGTAAGGTCCATCACTACGTCTCGCTGCGCGAGGCCGGTGCGGACGACAAGCTGCCCAAGCAGGCTCAGGTGCTCTCCGAGACCCTGGCTGCGGCCGGCAAGAAGGGCTTCACCAAGGACGAGTTCGTGGCCGCCCTCGAGGGCAAGCTCGAGACTCGCCAGCCGATCGAGCGCATCATCGCGTACTACCAGAAGAAGCTGGAAACGATGGGCCTCGTGAAGGTGTCGACCTTCGAGGAAGAGGTGGCCGAGAACAAGGAAGCCGCCTAGTTCTCGCCTGGAAATGGGGGCCTGCAATCAAGCGGGCCCCCTTTCTTTAGAAAGGAAACAACATGGCCAATGCACGCGGTAAGGCGATCGATAAGACGCATCTCAGTATCGATCAAGCAGAAGAACGTGGCTTCATTCACAGGGATTATATCGCGCACTGCCTGCGATGGACGCATGTCGTCAAGTTCCTGTCCCAAAAGCAGCGTTACAAAGACGCGCAAATCCTAGATATCGGCTGTGGCAAGGAAGTACCCCTGGCCAAGCTGATGTATTCTAGCCGGTATATCGTGAAAAAGTATGCAGGCATCGACGTCAATAAGATGGTCGTTCCGCAGATGTTTCACACCGGCAAGTTCCCCATCGAGCTCTATTCTGGGGATGCTGCTGATCTTTCAGTTGAGGATCTTGGGTTCCAGCCCAACATTGTTACGTGCTTCGAGGTCCTCGAGCATGTGGAACCGGCACACGCACGTGACATCATGCTTAATGTGTTGACGCTCGCAGATCCTGAGGCTGATATCTTCATCAGCACTCCTAACTGGGATCCTCATGTGGGTGCAGCTGCTAATCACGTGAACGAAATGAGGTACGAGGCCCTCGGCGCAATGCTCGAGGATATCGGCTATCATATCCAGGATACGTGGGGCACGTTTGCTTCGATCAAGGACTACAAGTCGTACATCGAAGAGACTGAGTTCAAGGCCTTCTTTGAAGCTGCAAGAGGGTACTATGACGTCAACTATCTGGCCACTATTTTCGCTCCAATCCTGCCACCAGAGTTGGCCAGGAATGTGCTCTGGCACCTCAAGCCAGCCGCAAGTGGTCACGACTACGGCATTCATTTCAACTGGGACTCGGTCCCCGAGCCATATACCAGTTCTGATAAGTGGCAGGAGCTTAAGGCATGAGCAATCCGTTCGATGATGTCAAGGCCTTCATGAATCGGTTCAAGCTCACCGATCATTGCCATCCCACTGGTCAGCCAGCTTTGCTCAACGACGATCTTTTCAGATTCCGCATGGAGTTCCTCCGTGAGGAGATGTTGGAGTATCTACAGTCCCACGAAGAAGGCGACCTGGTCGGTTGCTGCGATGCTCTCATGGACCTGATCTATGTAGCCATCGGCACGGCCCATTTCCACGGCTTCCTGGCTAAAAGCGCCTGGAATGCTGTTCATAGTGCCAACATGAAGAAGATTCCTGTCTCGTCCCCTGGTGAGAGTAAGCGCAACAGTAGTTACGACATCGTCAAGCCTGAGGGATGGGTCGGACCTGAAGAATACATCCGGAGGATTCACCAGCTATGAGCCACCTCTCTGATCACAACCAACGCGCACTCGCTGACCTTGATCGGCACCTCACTCGCGGCGATGAACCTGTCGATGAGCCAACTGTAATGCAGGAAGCCGAAGCCCTCATTTACAACGATCGCCGTGAGGACTACGGTGAAGCTCTCGTAAACTTCAATCGCATTGCTGCTGGCTGGACTGCTATCTTAGGCAAGTCAGTTACGGCAAAGGACGTTGCTCTCTGCATGACGTGGCTTAAGATCGCACGGGAGTGTGACGGCAGTAAGCGTGATAACATCGTGGATGCGATCGGTTATCTCGGGCTGATCGAGCAGATGGACTTGATCGATGGGTAATGCGACAGCAGAATGGGCACACGCCTACAATCAGTGCATGCTGTCTGGAACTGATTCAGCTCCGAGAAACAAGCCCATCAAAGAGCGGATCGGTGTGCAACATCGGTTTCATGGCTCTAAGCCAGTGTGCGTGCATCCTGACAGAAACCCTGGCTATCGCTTCATGGCTGCTGAGGCTTTCTGGATTCTCAGTGGTGATAACAGGGTTGACACGATCGCACCATACGCCAAGCACATCAAGAACTTCTCTGATGACGAGATCCACTTCGATGGTGCATACGGCCCTAAGGTCGTGGACCAGCTTCCGTACATCATTAAGACGCTGACCAAGGACCCAGATTCCCGGCAAGCGGTCCTGAATATCTGGCGTGAGAAACCGCAGCAGTCAAAAGATGTGCCATGTACATTGTCTGCGCAGTTCTTCCTGAGACACGGGCATATTAGTTCCGTGTGGACAATGCGCTCATCTGATATCTGGCTTGGTCTGCCTTATGACATGTTCAACTTCTCGATGATCACTGGCTATATCGGTCTGATCCTTCGCCAGAAGATGTGTCGCGAGGTATCCATGGGTTGGGTCACGATCAACGTAGGCAGCTCCCATTTGTATCTGCCCAGAGATACGGCTGAAGCATCACACAGTGATTACACCGGGCCATCGTTCAACCTTGAGCAATTCTACGCTGGTGATGATTTGCTATTCTCGTTGGACGCATATCGCAATGTTGAAGGAGGCGCTCGTACCATGCTTGAAAAGAGAAACGCCGATGCGCATCGAGACGGATGAATATTTTATCGAGATCGCGAAACTGGTTGCTCGTCGTAGCACATGCATACGGCGTAGCGTTGGGTGTGTTCTTGTCGATAGTCAACGGCGCATACTCGCCACGGGATATAACGGTGTTCCCAGTGGCTATCCTCATTGTATCGATCATCCTTGCCCAGGCGCGTCCCTCGAATCTGGTACAGGCTTGGACATCTGCGAGTCGATCCATGCAGAACAGAATGCGCTTTTACAGTGCCCTGATATCGATCGGATCAGCACTTGTTATTGCACTACTGCTCCATGTCCAATATGCACCAAGTTACTACTGAACACGGCATGTAGTCGAATCGTGTTCCTCGAGCCTTATCCCGGATGGGAGACTAACAAGGCGTTTTTCGAAAAGAAAGGAGATCGTAGTTATGTTCCACACACCTCCTCCGGGAGACTGGCAACCAGTGAGGTTGTCGGAGGATACGTTCGACCTGACGGAACCAGATATTCTGGCGATTGACCTTGAGTGCTATGATCCCAACCTGAAAGAAGCAGGCCCGGGTGAAATCAGAAAGGATGGAGAGATTATCGGTGTTGCTATAGCTGCAAAAGGCATTGCTCAGTATTGGCCCCTGGTTGGGGAGCATGCTGTCGATCGTAGTCAGCTCTGGCAGTGGATACACAGGGATCTGTACCTGCGAAAGAAGCCTGTACTCGGGGCTAACTTCGGTGGGTATGATGCTTTGTGGCTCCAGGCTAATGGCACGCCACTCAACATGGACATGTACGATATCCAGATCGCTGAGCCTCTCCTTGACGAGGAAGCTCCTGGCGGCTTCAGTCTCGAGGCCCTCGGTCAGAGATACTGCGGTATCGGCAAGATCCCCAACGACATCAACTGGGATGACCCGTACAGCGAGCCCACTGAAAAGATGGGTAAGTACGCGCAGCACGATGCCTGGTTAACGTTAGAAGTCTGGCACAAACAGCGACCACTGCTCGATGAGCAAGGTCTGTGGGATATCTTTCAGCTCGAAACCGACGTGCTTCAGGTTACACGTCGTATGCGCGCTCAAGGCGTGCACGTGGATCTAGAGCATGCTGAGATGCTGAACATGGCTCTCCATAAAGAAGAGGAGAAGCTCATGGCTCAGATCGAAGACACTGCCGGATTCATGTGCAACCCATGGGCGAGTGCTGATGTCGCTCGTGTGCTGGATAAGCTTGGGATCGAGTATCCTTTATCGCCCAAGTTACAGCAGCCATCAATCACGCAAGACTACCTGTCCTCTCTCAGTCAAAGCTGTAAATTTGCGGCTGCAATCTTGGATTTCAGGCAAGTCAACAAGATGCGTCGTGACTTCATCGAAGGCGGCGTGCTTAAGTGGAATATCAACGGTCGTATACACCCACAGATCCATACGCTCCGCAAGGATGACTCAGGCACAAGGTCCGGGCGCTTCAGCTATAGCAACCCAAACCTACAGCAGATTCCATCTCGACACCCACGCTTCGGACCTATGATCCGGAGTATGTACATCCCGGAAGATGGTGAGCAGTGGTACAAGTTCGATTACTCGCAGCAAGAGCCTAGGATCGGGCTGCACTTCGCTTATCTCCGTGGTTTCCGTGGCGCGAAGAAGATGGTTGAGCAGTACCAAGCCGACCCCAAGACTGACTACTATACGATGGTCGCTGAAGAAGCTAACATCGGTCGACGCGAGGCGAAGAACATCAAGCTCGGTCTTGACTACGGTATGGGCAAGAAGAAACTCGCTAATGAGCTCGGTGTCGATATGGACAGAGCTAACGAACTGTTCTTCAAGTACCATCAAGCTGTGCCGTTTGCCAAGCAGATCTCTGAAGATGCTATGAACCTGGCGTCTTCACGTGGTTGGATTAGAACCCTGTTAGGTCGGCGTCGACACTTTAATCTGTGGTGGCCAACTGAATGGAAGCGTCGCGAACAAGCTGGTTATCGCGCTTACCCACTAGAAGAAGCTCAGGAGAAGTGGGCAGGTATCGGTCTATGTCGAGCATACACCCACAAGGCCTACAACGCGCTTATCCAGGGGTCTGCGGCTGATATGACGAAAAAGGCCATGGTCACCCTCTTCAAGGAAATGTCACTTACCCCATTAGTCCAAGTGCATGACGAGTTGGACCTGTCCTTACCCCTGGGAGACGATGACTTGGTAGGTGACATTGCATCAAGGATGGAAAATTGCGTTGACCTTGTGGTCCCTGTGGTGTGTGACGTTTCAACGGGAAAGAACTGGGGTGAAGCAAAATGAACAAGCTGGAGAAGAACCTGTACGCGAAGGTCAAGCGAAACCTGGGAATGGTTAAGTTCGACCGGATCGAAAACGCAATTGGATCCGGGTTCCCAGATGCCGTCGGCCAGAGCTTTGAGACTGGACGCCGGGAACTCATCGAGTTCAAGATGGCCAAAGGCAATCGGATCTATTTCCAGCTCTCTCAGATAGCTTGGATGATGGCTGATGATCAGTACAGCGGTACGTCATGGGTTGTGTGGGAAGACGGGAAAACAGATCTAACGTACGTCACCCAGTCTCAAGTATTCCTGGCTCAAGATCTTATGAACTTGCTACCGGAAAAATACTGGTGGTATAACATCGACAACATCATGGCTCGCTCAGCCCAGTTCGTCCTCGGCAGGCAAAGTGCCCTGGCATTTCACGATTATATTTTCAGGGACTAAAATGCGTAATATAATGATAGACTTAGAAAGGAGATGCCAGTGACTGTCTATGTCGTTCAAGAATCCCCAGGCAAGAATATAGTACCAGCTAGAGAGTTCGGCGAGATCAAAGTCCTGCTGCCTCCTGGCCAGGTTGCTTTTTCTTCTGGGCCGACTCTTCGCCGTCTACGTCACGAGCTTCGTGATTACGTAGATGGTGACTACATCCTCCCAATCGGTGATCCCGTGGCTATTGCAATGGCAGCCATGGTTGCAAGCACCTTGAATCGTGGAGTTGTCAATTTCCTGAAGTGGGACAGGCAGGAAAAAATGTACTACCCTGTCCATGTATCGTTGTATAAAGGAGAAAGCGAGAATGACGATTGATTTCGAAGCCGATGCCCAAGTCGAACAGTCTCCTAAGACTGAAGATGTTGGTGCTGCTGGTCGTGTAGCGGAGCTAGTCAAAGAGCTCAAGAAGATCAACGGCAATATTGTCGAGCTCAAGGAGCAGCTCGACGCTCTCGAACAAGATGCCAAGGAAATCACCGAGAAGCAGATTCCTCAGTTGTTCGAAGAGTACGGTCTCAGTGAGATCAAGCTTTCTGACGGTAGCCGTGTGAAGGTTGAGGATAAGTACTTCGCCGGCATCACGAAAGAGAATGAAACCCTGGCATTCCATTGGCTGCGTGACCACGGTCACGATGACATCATCAAGAATGACGTTACCGTTACCTTTGGTAAAGGCCAGGATGATCTTGCCGAGCAGGTCATGGAGCGCCTACAGAACATGGGCATGGGTCAATACATGAAGAATCGCAAGCACGTCCATTGGCAGACGCTGCGAGCATTTGTCAAGGAGCAGGTCAAGGAAGGTGCTAATCTCCCATTTGATCTGTTCGGCGTTCATATCGTTCCCACAGCGGAGGTTAAGTAATGGCGACTAAGAAGACTCCGGCTAAGGCCACCGGCAAAGAAGTGGCTGTTGTCGATTTCGAACAAGACGCAGGCGTAGGCGTCGATGATTTCGGTGCAACCGATCTCGCAATCCCCTTCCTGGTTATCCTTCAGAAGGGATCCCCGCAGATTGATGAAGACCACCCTGACCACGAGCAGTTTTCGCATTTGGAAGCGAAGACAGGGATGATTTACAATAGCGTCACCCAGGAGCTCGTGACCCCCGATGAGGGGCTCGATGTCGTGCCGTGTGGGTATCAGGCACGCTATGTTGAGTGGCGCCCACGTGAGAGCGGCGGTGGTTACGTCGCACAACACAATCCTGATTCTGATGCCGTCCGTCGAGCGCGACCCAATGAGAAGAACCAGCTCGTTCTCGATAACGGTAACATCCTGGTTCAGACCCACTACTACTTCGTGATCGCTCTTTATGAGGGCCATCGCGAGACGGCTGTCTTGTCGATGACCAGCACGCAGCTGAAGAAGTCTCGTCGCTGGAACTCAATGATGCGCAACCTCAAAATCGAGGGTAAGAACGGACCGTTCACTCCTCCGATGTTCAGTCAGATCTACCATCTGTCAACGCTCAGCGAGTCCAATGATAAGGGCTCCTGGCGCGGATGGCATATCGAGCGCAAGGGCAGCATCGAGGACCCCGGTCTGTACAACGATGCGAAGGAATTTCATCAGATGGTGACGTCTGGAGGGGTACAAGTCGCCCCGCCCCAGCAGGAGGATACCGAGCCCACCTCTTCAGGTGCTGCGTACTGATGAACTAGGGGGCTCCTCGACGGGGGAGCCCCCGACTTTTTGGGGCGACAAATGCTTGCGAAAGAATTCATGGGGCTTTTCGCAGGCCTTGAAAGAGCTCACGGAACATATGCCATCGACTCTTCTAGGTCTGACGGAAAACAAGTAGGGAAAGCTGCAACGCTGGCTAAGCCAGTAACCCTAGAACTGTGGGAAGAACATCTCGCAGGTAAGCGCAGTTTAGGAATTATACCGATCCGAGACGATAACCAATGCGTCTTCGGAGCTATCGATATCGACATCTACCAGGGATTCAATCTGGTCGGTATCGCAAAGAAAATCGAAAAGCTTGATTTGCCGCTTGTCACCATACGGTCGAAGTCTGGCGGTGCACATCTGTATCTCTTCACAGAAGAACCTGTTCCAGCCTCTCTCATGCAAGGTAAATTGCGTGAGATCGCAGCAGCTATGGGATACGGAGGCTCAGAGATTTTCCCAAAGCAGATCGAAATCATCTCTAACCGCGGTGACATCGGTCAATGGATCAACATGCCGTACTTCGACTCAGGTCGCTCAGCACGGTATTGTGTCACAGCTGGCGGCAAGACTCTGAATGCCGCTGAGTTTCTTGAATACGTCAAGGACTTCCGTATATTAGCCGATGACCTCGAGTCTATCCACGTAGATATCGCACAGGCATTGGATGATGGTCCACCCTGTTTGCAGCATTTGATAACACAGGGGTTCCCAGAGGGAGTCAGGAATAACGGGCTGTTTAACCTAGGCGTCTATGCACGCAAAGCTTTTCCTGATACCTGGAAGACTAAGCTGGAGGAGTACAACCATAAGTATATGGATCCTCCACTTGAATCAGCTGAAGTTCAGGCACTGGCCAAAAGTCTAGCTAGAAAAGATTTCCGCTACACTTGTGATAAGCCGCCGATCAGTGCTCACTGTAACAGTGCGGTCTGCCGCTTACGCAAATTTGGTATCGGTGGATCAGACAACGTTCCATTGATGCACTCGCTGACTAAGTTCGATAGCCGGCCGCCCATCTGGTTTATTGATATCGAGGGACAGGGTCGTCTTGAACTATCAACGGAAGATCTTCAGAATCAGGGTAAGTTTCAAAAACGCTGCATGGACGAGCTGAACATGATGCCTCAACAAATGGGGCGTCAGGCATGGACTGAGACGATTAATTCCCTGTTCGAAAATATGACTGTTGTCGATGTGCCTGAAGATGCTTCCCTTGTCGGACAGTTGTGGTTGCACTTAGAAGCGTTTTGCACTGGTAGAGCCCAGGCCCGAGAGCCGGAAGAAATGCTGCTTGGCAAGCCATGGTATGACGATGGTCGAGATGTTCATTGGTTTCGAATCGTAGACTTTATGAAGTATCTCGATCGTAATCACTATCGAGAATTCAAGGTCCATCAAATCGTGGCCAAATTAAAAGAGAAAGGAGCTACCCACAAGTTTATGAAGCTGAAAGGCAGAGGCGTAAACTGCTGGGGAGTAGATTGGTTCATGCAGTCGCATGATACTTACAAAGTACCTGGAGACGTGGAGGATGACAAACCGGTTTTCTGAGGTAGTTGTCGGGCCCCCGGGCACAGGTAAAACAACCGATTTACTAAAGCTCGTTGGACACTACCTCCATGAAGGGGTCCCACCAGAAAGGATAGCTTACATCGCATTTACTAGAAAGGCCGCGCATGAAGCGATCGGCAGAGCCATTAGAAGTTTTGGAGGGTCACATGCTGACTACCCATTTTTTCGGACAATCCACTCACTCTGCTTTAAGCAGCTTGGAATATCTCGGCAGCAGGTTGTTAGACACAACCACCTCTCCGATCTTGGGAATAGACTTGGCCTCGAGATTCGCGGCAATTTCCGTGTCGACGATGGGTACTTCACCGCAGCTTCTACTGTTGGAGACAAGGTCGTTTTCTTGGAATCCCTGAGCAGGTCTACCCAGAAATCTCTTCGGAGAGTATGGGAGCAGTCGAATAACATTCAGGTAGAATACGCTGAGCTGGAGCGCTTTCACAGGGCGTATCACGTTTACAAGACGAATTACGGTCTGGTCGACTTTACTGATATGCTAGAGCGCTATCAGTCAGTGGGCCCAGTTCCAGACCTCGACGTTCTTATTGTTGATGAAGCGCAGGATCTATCACGGTTACAATGGCTCATTGTCAAGCGGCTAATGACCAAGGCAAAACGAGTACACATCGCTGGTGATGACGACCAAGCTATTTATACCTGGGCAGGAGCAGACGTTAGAACGTTCATTGACTTACCGTTTAAACAGCGTACTCTAACTAGGTCCTGGCGTGTACCAGCTGAAATCAAACGTATTGCAGATGAGATAAGGTCCAGGATCCAGGTCAAGCGACCCAAAGACTATCAGGCATTTAAGTCTGGCGGCTCAGTTGAATGGGTATTTTCGCCAGAAGAGATCGACATGTCTAGTGGCGAATGGCTGCTTATGGCTCGCAATCAATACATGTTGAAAGCGTACGAAGATATCTGCATAACGGAGGGATTTCCGTATGAGAATCACAATGGCTACTCGCCTCTCAATTCTGAAGTTTTTACGGCAATTAAGGCATGGACGACCTATAGTAAGACGGGGGAAATGGACGATGAGGGAAGACGGGCAGTACGACGTTACTCCTCTTCCGATCGAATTCCCAATCAACCACACTGTATATGGCATGAAGCCCTGGATCGAATCCCTCCAGCTACACGGGAATTTTTCATTGCTGCTTTGCGACGGGGTGAACGGCTTCTTCGTACTCCTCGCATCAAGATCTCTACCATTCACGGCGCGAAGGGTGGGGAGGCTGAGAATGTTGTGGTTGCTACTGATCTCGCCCCACAAACTTACGAGGGTTTTACAATTGACCCAGACCCAGAATACAGGGTCTTTTATGTGGCTGCAACTCGAGCTAAGCAGCGACTAATCTTCATTCAGCCCATGACTCAGATGCACATGGATATATAGGGTGTCATCGGGTATCAAAATAGGTCATCCTAGGACATCGGAGAGACAACGATAATATGAGTACTAATATGAATGTATACCCTTTTAAACATCGCCCATATAAGCATCAGCTCGATGCTTTCATGAACTCGCGAGATAGAAAGAATTGGGCCCTGTTCATGGATATGGGAACAGGTAAGACCAAGGTTTCCATCGACTCATTCTGCTATCTGTATGACCAGGGTAAAATTAATTCCGTCCTGGTCATTGCCCCCAAGGGCGTGTACATGAACTGGTACGATATCGAGCTGGGAAAGCATATTCCAGATCATATTGTTTACGAGTCCGCATATTGGACTTCAGCACCGAGGGCCTCGGAGCGAGATGCTCTTAACAGCCTCTTCGTCTATAAGGAAAGGCTCAGGATCCTCGTGATGAATATCGAGGCTCTCTCAACCCAGAAAGGAACCCTGTTCGCTAAGAAATTCCTGGACACGTCTATTGGCTCCATGTTCGTAGTCGACGAATCTACGACTATCAAGAACATGTCGGCTAAGCGGACTAAGAACATCCTTAAACTGGGAAAGAGTGCTACCTATCGACGGATTCTGACCGGTGAGCCAGTGACCAACTCGCCTATGGATCTATACTCCCAGTGCTACTTCTTAGATCCGCACCTGCTTGGGTTCCAGAGTTTCTTTGCGTTCAGAAATCGCTACGCTGAGATGATCGACATGCGCATGGGATCCAGGGCGTTCAAGAAGGTAGTGGGATACAGAAACTTGGATGAGCTAACCACGGCTCTTAAGACATTTAGTACCCGCATCAAGAAAGACGAGTGCCTGGATCTGCCGCCTAAGATCTATGTCGAGCGGACAGTGGAACTAACACCAGAACAGAAGCGTGCTTATGATGATATGAAGCATGCAGCACTCATGTTCATCGATGAGCAACCCAAGGTCACAGCTCAAATCGTACTGACTAAGTTGCTGCGGCTCCACCAGATCGTGTGCGGCCACATCATTACAGATGAGGGAGATCTAATCGAGATCCCCGAGAAGAGAATTGAGGAGGTGTTGAATGTCGCGGAAGAAACATCAGGAAAGATTATCATCTGGGCTAATTACCGCCACTCAATTCGAGCTCTTGTACAGAGACTTGAAAAGACGTATGGCGCCGAAAGCGTGGTATCTTACTTTGGAGACACCGAGCAAGAAGACAGACGAGCAGCTGTTAGTTCGTTTCAGGATGACCCAAAAGTCCGATTCTTTGTGGGTAATCCTCAAACAGGAGGATTTGGAATTACTCTCACAGCGGCTTCCACGGTTATCTACTTTTCGAATGACTACTCTTTGGAACGCAGACTGCAGAGCGAGGACCGCTGCCATCGAATCGGCCAAACCAAGTCCGTTACGTACGTCGATATTCGGGTCCCCGGGACCATTGATGACAAGATACTTAAAGCCCTGAAAGAAAAGAAGGATCTGGCCGCCACGATTATGGGCGATCCAGATCCTAAGCGGGCCCTAAGGAATTTACTAACGTAGCAAAGCGCAGCCCGAGCGCTTGTCTGGTTTTGGTGGCTTTACGGCAGGACGACAGAGATAGAACGGGGCGGCAGCGGACGACAATCCGTTGTCTCGCAGCGCCCAACAGTAAAAACCGCCGAATTACCCCAATCAGATACCAGGCCATCAGTGTCCAGGGTTCTCATACGACATGAGAAGTTTCCTTCGTCGAACACCTCAGCGGTCTGATGCGTTGTAGCCCCAGCAGGAATACCGGTTGCATACACAATCTCTCCTGTACCCTCACGGACACACTCAAGATCATAACCGGCAATTTCATTTGCGAGAAGAGGATCACCATTCACTCGTTCAGTGGGAGCGATCCATGTCACACCCTTATCCACAGCAGCCCACAGTGGAGCGGTGATCAACAAGGTCAGCAGAATAAGAATTACGCGTTTCATCGTGGTCTCCTGTTAGTTAACTCGTCGGCGCTGCAGCGCCATCTTTACCAAAGCCCATCGCACGGATGTAGTACTGATTGGCTGCCGAATGAAAATCAAGGAAGAACCCGGCCATCCCGAGCGTCGATGGAAGAGAGGAAACGTAGACCTCAATTTCACTCATTTGTCCGCTCCTTCATTATGCGTTTGAATAACCGCTCGCAAGACGTCAATATGGCCTTTTAAGCGCTCCTCTCGTCTCACAAGGGTTTCGTAAGTGCCTTCACTCAAGCATTCAAGTTCAACCGCAAAGATCGTTGGAAGCACCGGCTCTGGTGGAAGCTCGATCTGAGGAGTGATGTATACCACCCTGGTGCACCCAGTAAGCAGCAACAACAGGGACAGGGTTGCAATGCGCATTACTGTTCCTCGAAGTAATCGCGGCGGCCTTTGCGAGCATCTTCAACCTTCTGCTCTTCTCGTTCCTTGGCTTTCTTTTCAACGTCTTTAGCCACGGTTCGAGATTCCCGCTCCTTTTCTACCACACCCCGGACCTGGTCAACTTGTTCTTCGGCGTCCTTGCGCTTGCTACGCTCATTAGTGAAAAGCTTAGCAAGTACAGCAAGTACTGCCACAAGGCCAGTAATAATTAGCCCGAGGATCGCACCAAGAGAATCAAGAGCTGCAAACATCACGTCACCTTCTTCACACGGTCGGAGAACTTGTTCGCCAACGACTCTACCATGTATCCAGCAGAGAATGCTGCTGCAGCAGTAAGTTGACCAGCTTCCTGAAGAATCCAGAAACCGCCGATTGCAGTGGTGACCATGCCAAGATTTCGATATGGATACCCGACAAGGTAGTGCTTGAGGTGAAACCCTGCCCCTTCGGTCTGGCGCAGTTCACGAATCTCTGCGAACAGGTGCGTCAGTACCCCCAGAACCATTGCCAGTGCAGCAATCACCGTCTCGCTCATGTCGGATTCCTCAATTCAAAGTGCGGAAGATCGTCGAAGTTTTGATCAAAGATATCGCCATTCATGTTCCAGTCTCCGCCCCAGCGAACCTCAATTTTACGTTCACGGGCCGTAGCTAGTACAATTCCAGCCAGCTTATAGAACGCACCGATAGCCTTAATACGGTCCGGATCCCCCAGGTTCCCCCATCGAATTGGATAGGGTGCGATATCCACGGCCAGGGATGGATAAGCGTTATGCTTGGAGTTCGGCCATGGTACCTTACTCGCTCCCGACTTAACAGCAGCCGTCTGTTCTACTTCTCCTCGATGCCCCTGCAAAATAGTGAAGTCCATGAGTTGCTTGCCCAATGAGGCATGCATCAAAGTCTGGAGATCAGGATGACAAGTCGACAGACGCGTTAGACTTGTCGATCCGAAAACAAATTTATATGCCTGACTTCTTGTCACTGTTGTTTTGAGCCTCAAGCCAAGTCATGCGACGTTCGAGTCGCAGTGTCAGATCATGGTATTTATCTTGGATCGCCCTAGCATGTTCTTCCTGAGACTTCAGTCGAGTGCTGAACGTTTGCTCCATGTGGTCAAGACGCTTATTCACACCGATTTGGAATGAATCGAACTTGTCACCCCAATGCTTGAAAGCGCCGCCAAAATACTTGAGCGCAATGGTAAACGCTACACTGGTAGCTGATACCAGTACAGCGAGTCCGCCAACGACTACTTGCCACACCTCAAAGTCCATTATTCCTCAACTCGTTGTTGCGTATCCGACAGGAGGTGGCTCGGACAGCGGAGGGTCCTGAACAGCCCGAGATAAATCACGACTGCCATTAGGAATTGGGTCCCAGGCGGGCAGGAATCCGAA